GCGATCCTGTTCAGGCGTACCTACGCTGACCTTGCCCTCCCGGGCGCCATCATGGACCGTTTCCAGTCGTGGATCGCGAACCAAGACGACGTCAAGTGGAACGCCAATAACTATACGGCCATGTTCCCATCTGGCGCCAGAGTCTCGTTCGGCTACCTTAACAACCAGCAAGACTATTTGCGCTACAAGGGTGCCGAATTCCAGTTCATCGGAATGGACGAGGTTACCGAAATCCGCGAGTCCGACTACCGGTACCTGTTCTCCCGTCTCCGTCGTCCAGCGTCCGGGCCACTCGCAAAAGTTCCGCTCCGCATGCGCGCCGCATCCAACCCTGCCCCCAACTGGGTGCGTCAACGGTTCATCGTTGAAGGCAAGGAAACCGGCCGGATTTTCGTTCCGTCCAAGTTGACAGACAACCCGGGCATCGATGCTGACTCGTATCGTCAGGCTCTGACCGCACTGGACCCGGTTGAGCGACGCAGACTCGAAGAGGGCGACTGGTGGTCAACGACGCTCGGATCGCTTTTTGAACGGGAAAGCATTGTCGTGATCGACAGCCATGAGGTTCCGCAGATCAGTTCCGCTGCGCGAGCCGTTCGATTTTGGGACTTGGCGGCCACCGAACCGTCGCAGTCAAACCCCGATCCCGACTGGACCGTTGGGACACTGATGCTCTTCGATCAAGGGATCGCCTACGTCCTTGACGTGCGCAAGGCGCGAGTAAAAGGTGAAAAAGTCGAACAGTTGGTGGCCCAGACCGCCTATGAAGATGGTCATGCGGTGACGATCCGGATGGAACAGGAACCCGGCTCGTCTGGCAAGGCATTGTGCGACCAGTACGCGCGGTACGTGGTCCCCGGCTACGACTTTCAGGGCATCCGAGCCACGGGCGACAAAGTGACTCGCGCCCGACCGTTTGCCGCTGCGGTTGCAAATGGAAATGTTAGGTGTGTAAGATCACCGTGGCTGACGGATTGGCTCGACGAGTTGTCGTCCTTCCCTGAGGCCGCAAACCACGACGATCAGGTTGACTCGGCGGTCGGTGCGTTCACGCATCTCACCGGCCTCGGGTTGCCGCAGCGTAAAAGAGTCGCTATCGTAGTCTAGAACCAATCCAAACTCCGCCTACTACTTGGAGGTATTAATGACAACCACTGCTATTGACGACGTCCGCACGCTTCGAAAGTTGCTGATGGCGCTCGACGAACAACTAAACGTCTTTTTGTCGTCGGAACCGACGATCGAAGAAGCCGCCGACATGTTCTTGGAAGTCAATCTCGCGAAGCGAGACATGTCGTATCTATATGGCGCCCTCGAAGCAAAGATGGTTTCGTTGATGGGCGAGGACATGCTCACGCTCCGCGACGGTGCCGAAATCGAACGCAAAGTGGCGTCAAGCCGCACGAAGTGGCAGCACAAGGACATCGCATCAGCGGTCGCTGATCGCATCGTGCAGTCATCGGTCGACCCCGACACCGGTGAGATCGTCGCATCACCGCGAGACATCGCCGAAAAGATGTTGGATTACGTCCAACCGTCGTACTGGCGCGCCACAAAACTCAATGAGATCGGCATCAACCCCGATCATTACTGCGAATCCGAACTCAAAACCAGCATCATTGTCAGAAAGGGCAACGCATCGTGAGCCTGCTTAACCAGTTTTCAGAACCCTTCCCCAAGGAGGTCGAAAGGGTTCTCAAGAAGGGCGGCACGCCCCTCACCTACATCCCCGTCAGTGAGGTCATCACTCGTCTCAACAAGGTGATGGGTCCAGATAATTGGACGTCTGAAATCATCCGATGCGAGCGTGATTCGCTGGACCCCGATTTCATCGTCGCTCACGTCCGGCTCGTTCTCACGTTTGAAGACGCTGTCGGGTTCCAGAAGGTCGTTGCCAAGGATGGTTTCGGCGGCCAAAAGATCAAGCGTACGAAGAACGGTGACATCGTTGACCTCGGTGACGAATTCAAGGGTGCCGTGTCAGACGCACTGAAGAAGGCCGCCCAGCAGTTGGGCATCGGCTTGTATCTTGCTCGTTCCGAAGAGGCTCTTGCCATCGACGAGGAAGAGTCAAAGCCACCGATTGACGATGCGATCGTCGGGCTGTGGACGACATTCCTCGATCACACCAAGGGCATGGATGCCGACCAAAAGGCCGAACTTGGCAACGTGTGGAATGAGTTTTCTGACGGTGCTCCCAAGCCGACGCTGGACACTGCGACTTCAGAAGATCTTGACTTCCTGATCGCCGAGTGTGTCCGCATCAAACTCGGTGGGGAGTGGGTCGAGTCGACTGATGACTGAAGCGCTCGCTCCACCTCCACACTTGTCGCCATCCTCAATGGGGACGTTCAATCAGTGTCCCCAAAAATTTAAGTACAGCAAGATCGATCTGATTCCAGATCAGCCGACAGAGGCAACCCTCATGGGCAACTTTGTTCATGAGGTGTTGGAATACTTCTACGCGATGCCCCCAGAGGAACGTGTCATCGGCGCGCTAAAAAACCTTGCTTCTTACACTTGGCAGCACAGCAACTGGCTGGAGCGGGTCGATCCGTTTGTTAGCGGTGACGAAAACATTCTCATGTTCCGATGGAAATCATGGTGGTGTCTCGAAAACATTTTCAAGGTTGAACAACCAGAAGATGTCGATGCCACACACATCGAATATGAACTCAACGGTGAACTTGCAGGCGTCACCCTGAAAGGTTTTATCGACCGATTTACTGTTGGTGACTCGGTCGTCATTTCCGATTACAAGACCGGCAAAACACCGCATGCACGTTGGGTTGACGACAAGTTTCTACAACTCCGCATTTATGGTTCGCTGGCAATTGCTCTTGGCCTTCCGGCACCAGATTCGTTGCAGTTGTTGTATCTCAAAGATGGAACCAAGTTTGAGGTTCCATTCACCGATAGCGACGTAAGTGATACCATTACTTACGTTACTAATACTAAAAATGCGATTGATGAAGCATGTCAAACGCATGAGTTTGAAACACGCCGAACACGACTCTGTGATTGGTGTGCGTACAAAACAATTTGTCCTGCTTGGAGGTAGCAGTGATTTCCGATGACATTTTTGCGCAAATGGTTGCCGAGGAAGTGAAAAACAAACTGGCACCATCGCAGCGCAACACGCTTCTCCAGCAGGAGAACTGGGACAGATGGCGAAGAGCATTGCTTGCCCTTGTAGAAAATCTCAATGGGCAAATCGAATCCCTTGAGGCTGACGCAGAGTCCGACGCTAGCCGATATGAGGCTTTGGGTCGCGACGGAAAGCGTCTCGCTGAAACCGCCGCCGCCGCCTATTCGAGTCGCATGAACAAGATCACTCGTTTCAAGTTCTACGTCGAAAATCGTCTCAATCAAGTCGAAAGCATGATTGAGGGTGGTTCTGCGATGGAAGGAAACGACGTCGAGTTTTATCGCAAAGCAATTCGTACTCACCGGGAACTTCTGGAGGAGTACGACATGGAGGCGACCACGATCGATCAAGCCCTGTGGGCGGTCCTTGACCAGCGCTGGGAATTCGATTCGATTACCGCGCCATGAAGCGCACGCCGCTCAAGAGAACAGGGTTTAAGCGGAATCGAAGCAAGAAGCGTGAAGCCCAATATGTCGAGCGTCGACAACTGGTAGAGAGAATGCTCGCCGAACGCCCACACTGCGAGGCGTGCCCGGTTTTTGCGAAACATGATCAACGCTCAACTTATGTGCGGCGGGGAAGTGTCGACATTCACGAACTCGTCCGCAGAAGTCAGGGTGGCTCGATTTTGGACGAGGCGAACTGCATGGCGGTGTGCCGTGAGTGTCATACTCGGATCGGCAACTTTCCGCAGTTGGCTTTCGATCTTGGACTTGCAAAGCACGGCTGGGAGCGATGATTCCTCTCGGCGTGGACCCTTCGTTAACTTCAACGGGGTTCTGCGTCGATGACCTGATATTTGCGCACGCAAGTAAATTTAAAGGCGTCGAACGGCTCATCGACCTCAGGGACGTGTTCGTCGACTTGCTCTCATCCCACCTCGTAGACGTCGTGATGATCGAAGGCTATGCCTTCTCTGCTCGCAACAGCCACGCCCACTCGCTTGGTGAACTTGGCGGCGTGTTGAGAGTTGCTGCGCATGAGCGAGACATCCCCGTCGTCGAAGTGCCCCCAACGGTTCGTGCTAAGTTCGCCACTGGTCGCGGGAACGCCAGCAAGTCCGAAGTTGTTAGCGCCATCTCCGCTAAAACTGGGTTGACGTTTGACGGCAAGGGAGCGGATGACAAATGCGATGCTTGGATCTTGAGAGAAATCGCATGGGCTTACCGCGAGCGAAGCAAATTCGACTGGCCTCAATCTCATCTTTCTGCGTTAGGAAAAATTAACTGGCCCCAACTTCCATTCTAAGGAGTAGTAATGAACAGGCGTAGCCAGCCTATTAGTCAAGTCGAAATCGAAGAAACGCTGATGCGGTTGATCGACGACCTAGAAGAAGATACAGAAGCGTTCGAAATCCTCGCCGAAGAAGCAGCGAAAAAGGAAGCCTTGTACAAGGCAACGTGGGCTAAAGAGTACCTCTCCGCGAAGGGGTCAATCAAAGAACGCGAATCGTGGGCCGACTACAAGATGTCGGACCAACACTATGATTTCAAAATCGCCGAAGCGCTGCTCAAAGCCAAAAGAGAAAAACTTCTCTCCCTCCGCACGGCGATCGATGCGATGCGCACCCTGAATGCGAACGTGCGCGCTCAGGTGTAGTGGTAGGGTCGCCGCATGGAAAAGATCGACCAGTCACTAGAATCGCTCGTTGTCGAACTTGACACGTTGACGCCGCTAGAGAACAATCCGCGCCGTGGCAACGTCGAGGCGATCATGGCCTCGTACCGCGAGTTTGGGCAGATGAAGCCGATTGTCATCAAGTCGAACGGCGATGGGACATCAACAGTTATATCTGGTAACCATCAAGTCGAGGCTGCTCGCCGTTTGGGGTGGACAAAAATTGCGGCGGTTCCGATGGATGCCACCAATGAAAAAGCGGTCGCTTTCGCTTTGGCTGATAACAGGGTTTCGGAACTTGGCCACAGTGACACAGCAATGGTGTACGACCTGCTTGAAACTGTGTCAGCCCAATATGTCGAACTTCTGGACGGTCTCGGCTGGGATGAGTTTGAGATGGCGAGCCTTGAAGAGGCGACGTATCTTTCCTCGGACGGTTCTTCGCCGGGGGTTATCATGCCTTCGATCACTGTTCCGGATCCCGTTCAACTGCGTGTCGAGATGCCGACGGATGAGGGTGGCGAAGCAAAAATTGTTGCCGGTGACGACGTTGACCATGTTCAGGTCGCGATTCAGGGCAGCACGGTGGCGGCTCCCGGCTCTGCGCCTCAAGCCGTCGTTCAGTACACGCTCGTGTTCGATAACCCAGACCAGCAGAAGCGTTGGTATGACTTTGTCCGGTGGCTGAGGAACGATCCCGGCTACGACGGTGACACAACAGCAGAAAAGATTATGTCGTTTATTGACGCTCATTCCGAGGTCTGAAGTGATTCATAAATATGGATTTGTCCGGTTGGATGACTGCATGGCCGACGATTTGTCGGTCGTAAATGCGGCCCGCGTTTCGTTTGGCGACAGGCGAGAGAAAATGAACGAGGCTGACCGTGGCCTTATCGGTTTTCTGATGCGCGAGAGACATGGGACACCTTTCGAGCACAACTCCTTTCGGTTTCATGTGAAGTGCCCGATTTTTGTGGCGCGGGAATGGTTCCGTCACAGGATTGGGTCGTTCAACGAGATGTC